GCTTTTGCTTCAGCTTCTTGTTCAGTATATAGTTTACCAGTTTTAGGATTTACTCTATTTAATAAAGCTTTTTTACGATTAATAAAAAATGGCGCACCCCCTAAAGCAATTGCAAAGCTATCCATTATTCTAGTAATAACAAAACCTTTATCCATTAAAAAGCTAAACGCTCCTTTAATACCACCTTTTTTTGCAGCATCAGCAAGTTCAGCTTCATTTACATTAATTTTTAAACCATCACGTCTATTTACTAGATAATCAGAATTCATTAATTTTAAAAACGTAGGCCACATTTCTTTGCTTGCAAAAGCTTTAGCAGCCGCATACATATTATTATCACCCCAATTTATGAAATTTACCGTAGATAATGTTTGAAGTAAACCAGATCTTACATTTAAGAACATAACATTTGCAACTGAAGCATTTAACCAGTCTAACATTTCGTTAACAGCTCTAGCTCCACTACCAGTTATAACAGGTCTATTACTACCTGACTTCATTCTACGTATAGAATCTTTTAAAGCTTCTACATATTTACTTCCAAATAAAGCTTCTAACTTATTTAAATTTTCGGGAGTAAATATAAGGTCTACATTTTCATTAAACTCAGCCATTAACTCTGATCTAAACGAACCATCTAATCCGTTTAATATATCATCTTTAATTCCTCCACCTAACCAATTTTTACCTGGTTTAGGATATTGTTCCATTTTTTGTATTAACTGTAATTCATCTGCAAAAACATTTAACTCTGCGTCTTCTTTAACAAGTTTTACTAATTCAGCAACATCTCTTTTTGACATACCAGGTATTTCCATACCTTGTTTATTCCATAAATAAACTCTTACTGCTTGTTCTTTTGTGTAAACAGTATCACCTATGTTTTTTAACAATGGATTTGAAAATGGTCTTTTCCAACTTCTTTTTAATGAAGGAAACTTAGCTGTTAACGCTGCAAAGTCATTAGCAACAGATACTTTAGCTGATAACAAAGCCATTTCACCTCTATTGTAAGGACGTATTAAATTTTCTTCTATCCACTCAGCGTGTCTATTACCTTGTTCGCCTTTTCCTCTAAAAGCATATGTTAATCCAGCAAAATCATCAGCTGATGGTGTAATAGTAAACTGTCTACCAATTCTTTTAAATATACCACCGTCTTTTTTCTTACCTTCTAATCTAGCTCTTACGTCAGAATATTTTTTAAAAGATTCTTTACCTGTTACTTCTTCTAGTATTTTATTAAAATCTTTATCTAAGTTTCTTCTTTTACTAGACTTAGCTTGTTTGACTTTACTTTTTACATCAATAGCGTCTAATACTTCTTGAGCTGCTTTTACATTTGCAAATGAATCATCAGCAAAGAAAAAGTCATTATAACCTTCAGCGGTTTTATTTAATAACCAATCAACTTTAGCTTGTGGAGACCCGTCTTCTAAACCAGTAATATTATCTAAAGGTATATTTAAACCAATACCATCTAAAAATGTTTTAATCGATGTTGCAGCTATTTGAGGTCTTGCTGTAAGTACAAATATATCTTTGCTGCCAAACTTTTCTTGACGTCTTCTAGCTAATTCTGCCAAAGGTCCTTCACCTGTACCTTCAGATACTTTATCAAAATTACTAAAATCAAAAGTTGCACCATCATTTTCTAATTTAACCGCTGATCTTGCAAACTCTGCAGCTGATATTTCATCAGTTGTACCATCTTGCATAGTAACTATTACAGTTTCTTTTGTTTTTGCTAGTGTATCATCAAAATCAAAAACACTAATACCTTTTCTTTTAGGATCTATTTCAGCAGCTCTTGCTTTAGTTTTATTTGAATTAACTAAAACAGTTTTCATTTCTTCAGCTGTAATCTTGTTATCTTGAATAATAGGACCTAAATCTTTACTGTTCTTTATAACATTATCATTTTTAGCATCTTGTACAGGCATAGAAACATTTAATCTTTTCTTAGCATCGCTTGTTGATAAAGCATCAGGATCAATAGCATTATCTCTAATTAAATTATTTTGATAATTTAAAGCAGAGGGATTATTATTAAATCTTCGTTTAGATGATTTACTTTGAGTAATACCTGTTTTATCAGCAAGTGTTTCTTTAGTAACATTACCTTTATTATCGTAGGTCTTAATTTTTTCTAATGGAGAACGATTACCTTTACGAGTACCTGTAGTTAATCTACCCGGACCAGCTATTGATTGTCTAACATTAGTATTTTGTAAAATTTTTTCTTTATAGCCATTGTTATTCATTGCATTATCAGTTGCAATATCTATCAATATTTGAAAGGCGTTATTTTTTAAAGCTCTAGCTGTTCTCATAGCTTCGCCATTTGTAAAACCACTAAGTATTTCGCTAGCTAACGAAGTTATAAAACCAGCAGCATTAATTGATACGGGTGGACTATGTTCTTCTGTTGTTTGTCTACCTTCACCTTCACCAATTAAATCAGATTTTCCTATAAAAGGAATACCAGTTTTAAATATACCATTTGTACTTTGGTAACCATGTCGTATAAGTCTAGCTGCCATTAACAAGCCCATACCGTTTTCTGTTGCTAAAACAACTTGCTGATAAGCAGCTTCAACTGCTTCTTTATTATTTTTATCAGCTTCTTTTTTTGTTAATTTACCCGGTGGATTTATCTGTCCCTTTGTTATTTTAACACGTTTATTTAATTTTATTTTATTATCAAGCTTTGTATTTATTTTGTTTTTAGTATTTTTTTCAGCAAGCTCTTTTAATTTTAAATAGTTTGGATCACTTTTAGTGCTCCAAAACATACCGGTTCCTGCAGCAATAAAATTAGCTTCAGGATCACCAACTTTTTTTCTCATAGATTCTAAACTAGGTATATCATATCTATGAACAGTGTATTTTTTATTACCTTTTTCAACTTTTCTTGGTTTACCTGTTTTTTTATCTATTACAACATTACGTCTCAAACCTTTAACAAAAGTAAATTTACCATTTCCTAACGCAACTTTATAGTATTTTACAGTAGGATTACTTTCTTTTATACCAGAGTTTTTCCAAGCTGTTTTATCTTGACTATTAGGACCTCTTCCTCCTGATGATTTTTTACTAATTAAGTCGCCTACTCTAAAATTTTTAGCACCAAAATTAGCTAATTGCAGAGACTCTATTAACGGTAATGTTATATAAGGATTAGCTTCGGCTTCTGCAATAAGCTCCCCAATTATTTCTTGCGTTTGACTGTCCTCAGTTTTTAAAGCATTAGGACCAAAACCTAACATTTTTAAAGCACCTTCTACTCCTTGTACTTGACCAGCTTCATTTAAAGCTTGATTTAAACCTTTTTTAGTTAAAAGATTATTGTCATAGTCTTTCAATATGTCGTTTTCTTCTTTTCTTCTTTCTTTTACAACTTTTTGATCAGCCGTCTTATCTCCAAAGTTTCTTCGTCTAGAAAACTTAGCACCTGCTTTTAAAGACTGTTTATCATCGCCTTCTAATTTAGTAGCTGCTTGTTCTACAATTATATTTCTAAATGATAGATCAGCTAAACCTTTTATTGTTTGAGCTTCAGAAGCTCTATATATTTGACCATCAATATCACCTAATAAGTTTATATAATCTTTTAATGTTTTACTATTATCTTTTTTATATTTACCATCAGCGCCTTTTTTATATAAAGCTTTTAAAACATTGTTTGGTATAAAGGTAGATTTACCTTCTACTTTACTAGGACCAGCATAAGCATCAGGTAATAGACTAAAATCTTTTTGAGCATTAGCAAATAAATGTTGTCTTAAATTACTTAAACCTTTTTTATCGCCTTGTTTTATATTCCAGCTTTTATCTGTAAACACTCTAGGATCTAATCCAAAAGCTTTACCTAATACTTCACCTAAGTTTTCACCTGCTCTAGCTTTACCATATGTTTTAGGAATACCATTTGCAGCTATATCTGCTTCAATAGCATCAGTTATTATCTTATCTGCAGCTACTTTATCTTTAGCATCTAAATTACCTAAAAAAGTATCATTATATTTTTTTAAAGATCTAGGGCTTCGCTTTTTAACAGTAGTTTTAGGCTTAATATCTTGATCTACTGTTTCATCTTTAGCTAAAGTTAGTTCGCCTCCACTAACACCAGCTATATCTTTTATAGCAGCGTCTATTTCAGGTTTTCTATTTCTTACTGTTTCAGCTAAGTATGTACTCATCTTAGCTCCACCTTCTAAATTAAAACCAGCTAATAAACCTGTTTTTCTTGGACCATATTTACCCTGACCAGATCCTTGAAACTGACCTAATAATTGATCAATAACAACTTCTTTAGCAGCATCCATCTCTTGCGCATTGTTGATGTTAAGAGATTTACTTATTAATGGCCAGTTTTTTTCTGTTATAGCTTGAGCAACAGAAAACTTATCTTTAGTACTAGGTGATTCTAATGCTTGCGCTAAAATATCATTGTCTATTTCCATTAAAGCCTCTGCCGTTGGTGATATAGGTCTTCTTTTTGATTTCTTTTGTGAAGTTTTTCCAGTCTTAATATCAAGCTCAGCATCTTTAACTGCTTGTGAAAAATCTTTAAACTTTTCTTGTAATGCAAGTTCTATATCTTGTTTGTTTTCGCCTTTTGCATTTTTAAGTTTAGCTCTTAATTCACTAGCACTGTTTTGAGTATCTAAATCTTGTATTTTTTTCTTTCTAGCTTTAAGTTCTTGTTCATTTTTAGCACGTAATACTCTATTACCAATTTCACGATTTTCTTCGATTAAATTATCTATAACACCAACTCCTTGTAAATCACTTTTAGCTTTAGAAGATTTTTTACCTGTAGTTGTTTTAGGTATTTTCGTTTTTTTGATACCTTTTCTAGCTCTTTTTCTTTGACCTCGATCTAATTTACCTTTTTCAAAACTTTTATTGTAATCTCTAATAAAATTTAAAACATCATTACCAGATTTAAAAGTAACATTTATTCCTAACGCAGATAAAGCTCTTCTAATTATATCACCAATTTTCATCAAAGCCGTTTCATTCATTTGAATAGTACCATCTGTCAAGCCTTCACTTGTCAATGTCATAACTTCTTCAAAGAAAGTAGCTTCATCAATTACACCGTCATTTAAATCTTTTTCATATTGTGCTAATCTATCTGTAAAATCTTTACTAACAGTAATTCCTGGATTATTTTGTAACTCTGCTAATAAAGATTTACCCATTTGTATAACAACCTCTGGATTATTATCAAATGTTGTTTTTAATACACCATGCAATACCTCGTGTTGAGCTGTTGTTACAACTCTATCTTCCATGGCAATATCATTATTTATAATAATTTCTTTACTACCATCAGGCATTGTTACAAAAGTTCCATATTCAGTAGAGTTTTTAGTATCTATATCTCCACCTTTATCTTGTAGTTCTTTTATTTTATTATCAACTGTTGATTGATCACCTGCTGTATAACCAATACCCATTTGCTCAGCTATTGCTTGACCTCTTTCATCGCCTTTCATTATAGCTTCAGCAGTAGAATCAGTCATTGACTCAACTTTTATTTCACCTAATCTAGTATTTATTTCATCTAGTCTTTGCTTATTTTCAGTATTAAAAGCATCATCAGTTTTCTTAGCGTTTTCTTGTATAGCTTGTTTTTCTTGTAGTAAATTCATTGCTTCTACACCTTTAACACCGGTTATACCTTGACTTTTAATAGCTAAAGCAGCTGCTTGTTGACTTCTAAAATTAGCTCTAATTTCATCAGCTTTAGTAGTACTCATATCACCAGATTTTACTTGTCTTTGTAAATCTGTTTCTAAAAATCTTTCAGTGTTAGGATCAGTAGCTAACTCTATAATACTATCAGCTTGTATATCTTGAGCTGTTTCATTATTCTTTTTATTAGCTAATTCTGTTTTAGCATCTAATATTTCTTGTTCTGTATAGGTTTGTTTAAACGAAGAAGGAGGAAGTTGACCTTCTTTAGGTTTAATTTTATTTTTATTTTTAAGATATTCAACAGCTTCTTTTTCAGTAATATTTTCAGGTAATGCTTCTTCTTCTTGTTTTGGTAAAGTAGAATTTTTATCAAAATCACCTAGTGGATCTTTATTGCTAAATATACTTGATAAATTTGAAATACCTGTTTTATCTAAATTAGTTTTTATATTTTTATAAGCAATAGTGTTTCTTATTAAACTACCGCCTGCAGTAACGGTGCTCATACCACCACCCATTAAACCACCGATAATAAAAGTATCCATTAACTCACCAAACTCTGGTAAATATTTACTTCCAAACATACCTTTACGAGATCTTTCATTAGCATCAATTACACCATCATTATTTCTATCGTCACCTTTATATATTTGATCAGCAACACTGTTTATCAATAAAGTAGCACTTTCAGACAAACCTTCTGCTCCAAAGTCTTTCATTATTGAAACACCCCATTGAGTTAATGTTTTATTTATAGCTTGCTTAGGTAATCCTTTACCAGACAAACTTCTAAACATTTTACCTCCAATTTTTTTAGTAACAAGTTCTAATAAACCTTCAGAAGCACCAATTACATTAGCGTGAAACATTCTATTCCAGTCTAATTCTCTACCTTCTAATTCGCTTTCTTTATTTGCTTTAGCAGCTTCACCTATAACAATAGAAGCAATACCAACATAAGGTATCATTGATTGAGCAACAGATGGTAAAGAACCAAGAGCGTCAGCAGTTAATCTTGATCCTCCAGTTACTAAAGCAGCTAATGCATTTTTAGTATCACCTGCTTTTACAAAATCATAAGCATTACCAAATTCATCAGTTGCGTATCCATCAAATTGAGCTAATGAATTATTTAATACATCTATTTTTTCATTTAAGTCTTCATAAGACTTCTCCCCTGCTGCTACAATATCTTCTCTAGTTAGTGCATTTAAATTACCTAAACCTGTAGCCATACCAATTGTAGAGTCAAAATATTTTTGTATATATGGATTCTCAAGCACTGCTAATCCTGACTTAATTACAGGTGGTATGTTAAAATTATCATTAATAGTTTGACCTATTAGTTTTTTATTATCTGCCAAATATTTTGGTACTACACTCATACCAGCAGCTATATTTAATATTCCAGACTCTATTTTATCTCCTACTTCTTCTTCCCAATCATATATTGATTCTCCAGCCGCTAAATTATCAGGATCTGTTAATGCATAATCTGTAACAACTTGATCTAAAACATCGTTAAGTTTTATACCAGTTAAACTATCTTCATCGTCAATACCTAATTCTTCTGCATCAATAACTCCAAAAAAATCTAACACAGCCGCTACTGGCTCCGCTACAACATTAGTAAAAGTGTCAACTTTTGCTCTAAGTATACCTTCAATGAGTTCTCCACCTCCCATAGCTACTCCTTCAGTAATAGTATCTTGACTAAATGAATCTAAAAATTCATTACCGTATTCTAATTTTTTTTCTTTAGCTTTTTTTCTATCTTCTAATTGTTTTCTTTTTAATTCTTTAACGTTTTGAACATTTTGAAAATATTCTTGTCTTTGTTCGTCTCCAAATTCAGAAAGACCAAATAAATTAGCTATAGAAGCTTCAGCTACCTGTGCTTTAGCTAAAGCATCTCCTTCTTTATTTCCATGATTACTAGCGTTAACCCAGTCAGTATCACCAACTTTTCTAGTATAAAATAATGGTTGAGAAGGATTATCTGGGTTTGCTTCCATTTTATATTCCCAGCCACTACCATCTGTAATTATTTCACCTAATTTTTGTCCTTTAGGTGTTGTGTATTCTCCTCGTGCAGTTGAAGCGTCTACGTTTTCAAGCTGATCTTGTATCTCTTTAGCTTTTTCTTTTTGCATGAATGAATTGTAGCTAGCACTATTCATATCATAAGACGGCTTTTCTACTTTTTCTTTAGTAGCATCAGCACCTGGACTTTCTTTTACCTCTTCTGTTTCATCTACTTCAACTTCTTTTTCTTTAGGTTCTTCTTTTTTAGGAGGTTCACCAGCAGGTCCAGCTGCACCAATAGGTAAATCTGATTTGTCTTCAACTTCTTTGGGTTGTTCTTCCTTTTTAGGTTGAGGATTTTCTTGTCTCCACTTAGCTAATCTTTCTTTTTTCTGATCATCAGTTAGCCCTTGTGGCAAAGACATTATAAATTCCTTCTCTGTCATTTAATTTAATTTGCTGGGTTTCTTTTTAAAAACTCGTCTGCCTGTTTTTCTTTACCTTCACTTAAGTCAAACACTGCTGCGTCTGCTGTTACTGTAGGTATTTGATTAGTTGTAAATTGTTTTAAATAATTATGGAAAAAATAATTTCTATACTTTAACATAAATATTTCTTTGTTTCTTTGAGAAAGTGGTAAAACCTCATTGTAGTTCCAAGATAAACTACCTGCATTAGCATTTTGAACCATTTGATCATCTTCTTCTGTTGTGCTCATACGACCTATAAATACGTTCCAAGCTGCAACAGCTTCTTGTTCATTTGCTAATAAACCTGATACTTCAGCATTTATGAAAGGAGTTACTTTTCTTTCAATTTTATCAAGATCATATTTTAATATGTTTCTACCTTTACCACCACCTATATCTATAATTTCATAATCAAAAGTACCATCTGAATTTTTTAAAACAAATTCTTCAGATATTTTAGCTCTTGGAGTAAGTTGCCCAGTTTCAGGGTTTATAGAACCAGCACCCATAACGCCAACTTCACCTAATAACCTAAGCATGTCTTTGTTAATATCAGGTGTTTCAGCTACAATATTTGTACCTGATTCTAATAAAGCTTCTAATGAAGCACTGTTTATTATTAAAGGTTCTTCAAACATTGGACCATCAAAAAATATTTGTTGTGATCCATCAGGTAATAATTGTAAAACAACTTCATAACCACTGTTTATATCAAAACCGGGTTTACCATTCATAATAGCATTAGCTAACATGTATCTATAATCTTGATTTACATCATAATAATTATCATCAGTAACAGTTAGTTGTGATGTTAAATTAGCTAAAAAATCTAAACTCATTTGCGGAGCGTTCATTAAGTTTTTTAATGCTTCTGTTTCTTGTTTACAACCTGGCTCCATACAATCATTGTTTTGTATGTTAGTTTTTAATTTAGCATACACTCTACCAGTATCTTTATAAGCATTATCTAATAAAGCAAAGTTATAATTTGAAGAGCCGCTTATATATCTTTCATCGTAACCTAATATATTACTTTGATTAAGCTGCTTTATTTGTAAATTAATTCTTATATTTTTATCTTCCATTTCTTGTAATTATTATCCTCCAAATGCTGAACCTAAAGTATCTCCTACAGCTCCTATTGCTCCCATCATCATGTTTGTTGAATCAGCTCTAGCTTGAGCAGCTGCACCACGTAAAGCACCTATTTGACTAGATAGTCTATTAAGTTGTTGCATCTCTCTTTGTTCTGTAGCATTGAATACAAATTGTTTACCAGATACTTCAGCTGATTGTATACGCTGAGCTTCTGCCATTCTTTGTTGTTGTAATGTTTGTTCACCAGCTAATCTTTGTTTTTCATTAGCAACTTCTTGTCGCTCAATATCAGCAGCAATACCTTTTTTAGACTGTAAAGCAGCTTGAGCTAAAGCAGTTGCACCACCAGCGCCACCACCTGTTGCTCTAATAGTATCTAATGTATTAGCTAATGCAATATCAGTTTGTTCCATCTGCATTTCAGTAGCTTGAGTTGCTACGCTTAACTGATTAAATGGATTACTAAGCATGCTGCTTAAGTTTACAACATCTTCGTATGGATTTATGATCTCTTGTCTATTAGCTTCTAAATCGTTTAATTTAGCTTCTAATGCACGTGCTTGCGCTTCTCTACGTCTAGCTTCACGCTTAGCTGCGCTTGCTCCAAAAATACCTCCTAGAACTTTAACAGCTCCGCCTACTATTAATCCTGCTGCTGGTCCTGGCATAATTTTAAATTTTTATTATTAATATCCATTATTTGAATCGAATTTTGATCCTACAGAGAATAAGGTTTTTATTCCTCCAGGATCTGTTGTTGTATCTGTAACATAAGTTGCTTCTGTATAATAACCTTTTATACCACTAATAACATTACCAAATAAAACCTCACCGCTTGCTGCTGAAGAATTATTAACAATGTTGGCTGTATAACAATTTTCTTTTCTATCAAACCCTGCATGAAATCTTGGAACTGGTGGATCATAAGTACCAAACCCATTAGGCGGTGCTAGATTATAATTTGCTCTTACTATAACGTTATCATTAGCATCATAAGCATATTCCCCATCATAATAACTTGGTACAATTAAAATAGAATCAGTTGTAAAATTATATGTTGTAGTATTTCCATTATTATCTTTACCTGTTTGATCTGAAATTAAAGAGCTAACGCTCCAACCATTACTACCTTCATATGTTAAAGTACTAAATGTTTTAGATCTTAAAGGTTCAGGATTAAATATCACAGTAATACTACTTGGAAAATCTTGTCCATAAAATTGATTTCTAGGAACTAAACTACTATAATGTTTATATAAACCATCTGAAGTAGCAGTATATAAATTATTATTTATACTAAATATTTGATCAGGTCTATAATCAAAGAAACTAGTCCAACCTTGAACTCCTTCATCAAAACTCAAAGTATTATAACTTACAGATCTTTGACCTCTATCATCTTGTTGTGTTGATATAATATATTGATCATTATAAATATCCCAACCTCCAACTACTTTTCCATTAGTAGCTCCTAAATTTAAACTGTTTAGTTGGTCTCTAAAATAATCTCTCATACCTAATTGAGATATTTCAACTATGTTAGAACCTTGTAATTTTAATATTACATTGTTATTTTTATCTGAAAAATATTTATTATATCCATATACCGCAAAACTTTCTGGGTTTTGAGATATACCGTATTTTCCTGGTATAGGTTGAATTACACCTATAACTAAATTTGTTGATGTTACAGTTCCTACACCTTCTGCAGAAAATATAGCATCTTTATCTATTAATGCTTGACTAGTCTTATATTCTTGAAATATATATAAATTAGTATCTTCAGCATACAACTTTTGTATTGATCCATTAGAAGGATCTGTAGCTCTTGTTATTTCATCAGCAGTAGAAAAAACATTTGTATTGTTTATTCCAGTTCTAGAGTTAAATATACCTGAATAAATTAAAGCATTAAATCTAATGTATCCAGCAGGTTCTTCTTCAACTAAATAAGCTTTTGCGCCATAGTCGGTACTAGTATTGTTAAAACCACCTCTAATTCTTGATTCTTCAATAATCCAGTTTTCGTCAGTTTCAGTATTAGCAGTTTCAGGATAACCACCGGTTAAATCACTAGGTACTCCAAAAGATCCATTCCATATAGGATTTTCTGTTAATCCAGTATTAGCTCTTATCTTTTTAAGAATAAAGGTGTTAAAGTATTTTACTTCTATCGCTGCACTCATAATTATTATTACTTGTTTTAAATAATTTCTACATTAAAGTTTGAAATATCTATTGGTGATAAATCTTCCCATACTTCACTACAAGGTCCTGGTCCGCATTCATCACAAGTTAAAGCATCATTACAACCACCAGAATTTGCAGCAGCAAGTACTGTTGCAAAATCTACGCTACTATATAAAAATGTATTACTATTTGGAGCACCACAATTATAACCTACACCTGGCGGGCCGAGTACATCTATATCATAAGCGTTTGTTCTATCTATAGTAATAACATCAGGATCACTAGCGTAGCCTTTTAATTGGTTAAAAGTACCACCCATTGGACCCGTAAATAAATAATATCCATTTTGCCCAGGCACAGTAGAAGCATCTACTCTAATTTTTATATGAGGAATTGTACAATAGTCGTCTGGACCTGTTCCTCCAGAGGAGTTTTGATCTTGACGAATTATAGGTATTATTTCTTCATTTTGTATAGCGCCAACTTGATCTAATGAAACACTATAATCTGCTTCATCATCTAATCCAGCATCAGTAGCTCTAACTCTAATAATATAATTAGCTATAGGTGGTGCAGGACTAGCAAATTTTAAATCAGTAGATCTTATATTAGCTCCTGTGATAGGATCAACTTCTATTGTTGCTGTTGGTGGATCTAGAACAAAGAAATCATCAAGATCAGCACCAGCATCTGCTAAAGAAGTACCATCTTGAATTATATCATATATTTCTATAGTTAAATCATCAGCTGATAAATTACCATTATTTGCTCCATTTATCGCTGTGATACTCTGTATTGATCCTGTAATACCTCTGTTAGTTGTTATTGTTGTATCTCCTGGTGTTATAGTAGGACTCACATTTTGTAGCGGAATAGTTACTTGTTGCTGTACTGTAGTTGGTTCCGCTCCAACAGCATTACTTAATGTAGTAACTTCAAATGTAAGAACAAATATACGGGCTTGAGCATCATTTCCATAAAATACAGCTGTGTAAAAATTAGGTGTAGTTATTACATTCCAACCATTTACTTGAGGACCACCATCTAATTGAAAATAATCTGTAACATCGTTTCCAGGATTGTTTCCATCTACAGCTGAAATTAATTGTACATCAATTGTAGTAAAATCTGCTGGATTTAAAGCTATTCCAAATTGATCATTTACTCTAAAATCTGAGTTAAATATATCAGCACCAAGAGTTAATCCTTCATCAAAACCACTTGCGTTTAAAGGTCCAACACCGCTACCACCTGATGTTTCATTTAAAATAAAATCATTTAAATCTTGTATTAAACCAGTTGTAGTAGTTTCCCAAAATATATCTAAATTAGATATAACAGGTTCTGTTTCATAAATAGATAAATATTGTATACCTGGAACTGTTAAAGGAAAAGCACCTGCAATATCTTGAGCAGGGACAAAATATAAAACATCTCCTTGATCAACTGTGACTTGCTGTGCTGTGGCTCCATCTATTTTAACCAAAGTTAAATCATCATCAGCAGGCGCGGCATTGAAAGTATAAGTATCAATATAAGTATTTTCAGGTATACCAACACCTTGAACTAGCATGCCTGGAACTGGAGTACCAGAGACACTAGAAATTTTTACTGGATCTCCTCCTGGTCCTACATTAGACTGAGCTAGAGGAACAACAGCTGAAGCTGGAAAATAATCGGTTTCTGCTACTTGTCCTATTTCATTTTGAGTAGTTATTCTAGCAATAAGAGGATTAGAATCAAATTGATAAAATTGAGGGAAAAAATTAGGTTGAGGCGGACTCAATGGATCATACTCAAATAAATTAAACATAGTAGATATAGTAGAAACTGTATCTGCTATTCTACCAGGATAATACTGCTCGTTAGCCAATCCAATATCATCTGATTCAGTTCTTGTTGTACCTGAAATTAAATCATAACTTATCGATGCGTCAGTGTTTTGTACTCTACCAAAAAGTCTTACTGAACTTCTATATTGTTTTTGATCAGGACCAACCTCTGTTAAATCTCTAGGAACTTTATTTATATTATCATTTATTAATACAACATGAGAAGAACTATCTAGTTCTAATGTTTGATCTTCTGGGTATGAAGCCATAATTCCTGGCAAATAAACATTGTAATATTCTTGCTCTGTTTGTTTTACTACAATTTTATAAGAATACCAACCTAGTGGATTATAATCAGCACTTGTTTTATCACCATTATATATACCCGGCCAAGCAAAATTAGAATTTGCTGTTGGACCAATAGGATTATTAAATAATACTTTTAAAGAGTCACCTGGAAACTGAAGCTTGTTATCACCTGGAGCAATATATGCCGAATAAATAGTATCACCTATAAACGTAGAGCCTTCAGCTTGTTTTGCTTCTTTATTGCTTGAAAGAATAACTGATGATTGTCTACCAAATCTATCTGACAACACTATACCAACTTGATAATTTCTATTTTGTTTTAATGAATGATTAGGATATTCTACTTTACTTGTTCTTTGATTAACTGTTCCTGGATCGGTAAATGTTAATAATTGATTATCAAGAAAAACACTAGGATTAGTTAAACCTGAAGGAACTCTATCAAAAGTAACTTCTGTATTAGGACTAGCAGGTACTCCAACAGCTTGTACTTTAGCTAAAAATGTTCCATTTGAATCTAAAATATCATCACCTACTTCAATATCTGTTACACCAGGGGCTGGTGTCCAGTTTTTAACAGTTAATACTAAGCTACCAGCTGTTAAAGTTTGATTACCATCTACCTGAGCTGTACCTTCTCTTATTTCAAATGGAGATTTATTACCTACTGTTACATTGTAATCTATAAATTCTGGTGGAGTATGTTTATTTAAATAATTTCCATATATTACTCTATTACCAGAAACTTCTTGTGAAAAAGCTTTAACTGGTATTTTATCAAAAACTCTAGTTAAATCGCCTTCTGGTAAAGTTTTTATAGGTTTTTTAGAAACATAATTATAAATATATGTATATTGATCACCTATGTATATGTATTGATTTATAGGTATATCTACGGCGCTACTAGCTGTTATAGTAGCTGTTGCTTCATCATATGATAAAACAGTTACTTGTGTAGTAATTGATTTACCTGTTATAATATCTCCTACATTTATATTTCCTACAAGAGTAGCTGCTGATATAGTTATTTGATCACTTGCAACAACTGCTGGGCTTACTTGAGCTCTTGCGCTTGAATTTTGTATTTCTTCTATTGGTATAGTATCTATAACTCTTACTGCTAAGCCGTCTGATTCTTTATAGAGTATATCTATTTCTTTTAATTTTAACTCATTTTGTAAATTAAATTTATTAAAAGGTAAAGGTAGTATTAATTTAATATCTTCTACTTTATTTTCCATAAATTCAACTATTGTACTTCTATAAGCATCAGCTTGATCATCTCTTACAAGACTAGGAAAACCACCAACAGTATATTGAAAATAACCATCTTGTTTTGGAATAAAAGCAGGTTGTGTAAAAGGTGCAAATATAGAATATTCATTATCGTCATATCTAAACCTATAACTAAACCTTACAAACTTATCATCTAAAAATGCTGGATCACCACTAAAATTACCATTATAATATGGATTAGGTGTTCCAAATACTAAAGTTGTATTATCTGGTAATGGACTAGCTGAAGCTGGAGGAGATGATATAGGCGGATTAGCATTTACTTCGTTAGGATCACGAGTTCCTAGAAAACCTACAACAGCACCGGCTGGTAAAGCACCACCACTTGAAACTGGATCACCGAAATTTTTATCTAATGTACATGTTGTACCAACAAAAGATACTACAGTTGTGCCTATTGGAATAGCTGTTAACCCTGTAGAAACAGCTACACCATTAACAGAATTAACTTGCATACCTGGCGTTGGTGGAAAAAGAGGTAAAAGTGTTGAGGTAAAAGTATTTGTACCAACAAGACCACCAGCAGCTTGTGTAAGCGAAGCAGCGGCTACAGATATATCTACATTAGAACCTGTATCTCTTATTTCTCCAGTATCAAGAAGCTCATAAATATCTTGATTTTGTTTAAAAACACCACTTAAATTTTTAATTTTATTATTAGGAGCTACACCTGTATATAATCCATCGGTTTGACAAGAACCACCACCTGGTAAAAACAACTCTGTAACATTTTTCATACTAGTTTCATAATTGTCTGGATAACTATTACTAGACAATGTACTTTCTTGCCACAACTGAAAAGGTTGATAAGGACTATATTTTGCTACAGATATTTGATCTTCTGTTTGATAATATCTAGGATCAGCTACAGCTCTTTCAATATTTATTTTTCTAGGTTGATTACGATTATCAGTCCAAAATAACAAATTATCTATGATATTAACACCAAATATAGGATATAATTGTGAAAAATTTAAAAATTTACTTGTTCCTGTAAATAATAAATCTATTGATGTATTGTTATTTACATTATATTGAACTATTCTATTTGTTGCAGTAGGATCATAAGGTTCGCCTGCATTATCTGTTAAAAATAAATAAGCAAAACTTTTAGCTTCATCTGTTATCCAACCAATACATTTTACACCACCAGTCCAAGTCAATGAAGTAATTTCATTACCTAAAACGTTTTCTAACTCTCCAACATCTGGTCCTTCAGATTTACTAACTTGAACGTTTCTTGCATCTCTATATTCTCCGTTTGGTACTAAACGAGCATCTAAGTCTTTATTTAATTTACCTTTAACAAAGGTGTTAACAACTTTTGCCATTAAATTTTAGTGTTTTATCCATTTAGATTTACCACGCATTACTTGAATAAATGTATCAAGTTTAATATTTGATAATCTTATTTTTGCGTTACGCAAGGCTGCGTATCTATCTTTTTTATATCTTTGAACTATACCTTCAGATTGACCTGCTCTAACAGAAACAATATTATATAATATACTTTTATACATAGCTTCTTCAGCTAGTTTAGGAACCTTAGTGTCTAAATCATAAGCTAAACCATCAGATATATATTCTAATACAATTAATTTACCTAATAAATTACTAGAAAAAGTAAATCTACCAGTTCTTTCATCAATACCAAACCAACCATTAAAATTTGCTGTTTTAGGATCAATACCATATAATCTACCCCAATTCCATGGACCATTTAAACTCCATAAATCTGGATTAGCATAACCAAACCATTCAAAGTTTGCATACCAAGCAGAATTAATTAATCTATCATTTGCTGATTTCCATCTTTCTTCTGTTATAGATGTGCCTTCTAAATTTTCACCAAAATTATCTTGAGTAGGAACTCCTTCACCATCTTGAATAGGTGTATAATAAGGATCAGTAGTTAAATTGTTTGCTGGATATATTGGATGCTTTACACCTAACTCATCTATCCAAGCCATACTTACATAGTTAACATAATCTTGTGGTATTATTAAAGACAATGTATCTGGAATAGTTAACTCTTGTGATTTTATAGATTTTAATGTATCATAACTAAATTCTTGTAAACTTCTTTTGGCAAAGAAAACAACGTCAGATTTCTTACATGTTTGAATTACTTTACCGTCACCGACATAACCAACCATGAAGTTATTTACAATGTCGTTTAATTTTACATATTCATAACCACCATAATTATTATCTACTGTTTCACCAAAAGCTTTTTCGGCTATATTTTGCCCATACTTACCACCATCTAATTTTTTAAGTTGTACAACTACAAAAGTTCCAGGAGCTGGTGTTCCAGGATTAAAAATAACAACATTATTAGCGGCAGTAAAAGCACCAACACCAGTTAATTCTACATATGTTCCTGGCATACCTGTAGCGCTAGTATATACTTTAAAATTATTTCTTGCATAGTTTTCATCTGCAGGATCTGATGAATAAAACTGTAAATCTATACCAAATGTAGTGGGATATTCACCGTTAAAAACTCCATCTTCTCTAAAGCCTTGCGCGCCTTGATAATACTGTGCGTTTGTTTCTGTTAATTGTGCCATTATGATTTTTCGTTTTGTTCAACTTTAGCAGCTTCTTGAGTTGCTAATTGTACTACTTCAGGATCTTTTATTATTACTCCAGCATACTTTAGTATAGTTATAATTAAGTTTGTTTGTTCTGATATATCTAATTCAAAGTTTTTTGAAGAACTAGCATCAAAAACATATTGTCCAAGTGTACCTGTTGTAAAACCCCATACTGGTTGTACAGGTAAGAGTATACAATTAGCGTTTACAGCGTCTGGCCTTGGACTAACTCTAAGTATAAGTGTTGGATCACTTGTAGATATAGGAGCTGCTGTTCTATTTGTTAAATAACCAATAGGATATAATTGTGTAGGAGCTGTTAATTTAGATCTTTCAGTTATTGAATATTCTTGTTTGCTTAATAAATCTACTATAGATTCATTATTAGCTCCAGTATTGTTATAAGTAGCAATTATTTCACCTATTCTATATAATGGTCTACTTGGAGTTGGAGACCAATTATCAGGTTCTGCAGGAACACTTATAGTAAAAGGAACTGTAGATTCAAAAGGATACAACTTATAAGCATTATCCTTAAACATATTAAAAAATTCCGTATTATTTTGTGTGTTATTTTGATTGGCTCTATTGAATTGATTGCCATCAGGAAAGTATGATTCAAATATTTCTATTTGAGCTTGTTGCGCTAAACTATTAAATTCAGCTGGTGGAATATAACCTCTTTGTTCTTTGTTTAAAATAAACAAGACTGTTGTATATACTGTATTTATATTTACCGCCATTATATTTTTTTTATTATAATACAGAGGTGACTAATGTCACCCCTATATTATTATCACTTGTTAATTTAGTTTTTTATCTATAGATTTATAGATTTCTACACCTTCGTCAGTTTTTAAGAAAGCCGCAAATGCAGAATAAGGATTTTCATCAAATGGAACATTCATTAACTTTCTATTATTGCTTGACCAATGAAAAGTTCTTTGATCTTGAGACAAATGTATAATACCTGTTTCAACAGCTCTAATAGCAAGATTTCTTAACATTACATTTTCATCATTTGCTAAATTAATAAATAATCTTGGATTATTTCTAGCAAATACTAATAAATCTCTTTTTATTTCTTTAGAAGTCATAGAACTTACTTTACTTCCTACCTCAACTCTCATTATTGCTTCTGCTTGATCTATATCCATATTTCTTGCAGCATTTAATGCATCAATTTCTAATTCTAATTCTTCTACTTCATCTTCAGCTATAACAGCTGGTTTGTATTCATAGTATAATTTATTTTTTAAAGGGTGATATAAGCTTAATAATTTTTGTAAAGCAATATTTCTTGCTGGTACATCAAGTCTTCCATCTCTAAAAACTATATGACCTAATGTAACTTCTCCTTTTTGCTCATCAGCAAATGGACTTGTCATATTAGTTGCATATCTTATTTCCCTTTGTTTACCTTGCTCACTATCAAAATATAACAACGCGTGTTTTCTTGTATGTTTACCAGGAATAGTTAAACTAATAGGACTTTTATTACCTGTTAAAAAATAAATTCTATCTTTTATTTCCCAACTATCTTTTTTAGCTGGTTTTTCTTTTATAGGTTCTGGAGCAGTAACTACTACTTCTTCAACCTGTTCTTCTTTTTTCTTTTTTGACATAATATAATATAATTAAATAGTTAAAGGTATTGGGCGCCGAAGCGCCCTTACCTTATACAAATGTTAAATACCTTTGAATAATACAAAGTTATTAGCAGCTTGTGTTACTAAACATCTTTCTGAAAGGAAGTTAACCTCCATTGCATCAAGAGTTGAAGTAAACGCACCACCAGCAGAACCAGTAATCCAAGACTTCATTCTTCTATCGTCAGCTTGAGAAGCTCTATATCTAACGTGAAGGAATGGTCTACGAATATTAGTTCCTAAAATTTGATCATACACAGTTGATGTTCCAGCTGGTACTAATACACCTTCAATTGAATTGATACCTACGATACCACCTCTTGTAGAAGCGTCGTTTAAGTATTTCCAATCAGTTTTGTAAAAGTCATAAGAACCTCTTCTAAATCCAGAGAATCCTAAGTTAAGTGCCATTTCTTCTGAATTTTCAAATAATCCATAAGCAACACCACCTTGACCACCAGCAGAAATAGCTGCAAGCATGTCATCAAAATCTAACGCAGTACCTCTTTGTAAGAAAAGCATGTTTTCTTCAATAGCACCTTGTGTGTCTAGGTTTTGTAGAATAGCATCAAAGTCAGAAATTCCAGATGCAGCAGCAAATCCTACTTCAACATTTCCTCTTTCTTCGATAGCATCAAATAAACCTTGCGTGCTTGGTAATTGCGCAGTTTGGAACTGAGCGCCACCAGCCGCAGCGTTTGCATTTCTTCTACCTTCTACTACAGACATTTCTAAATAATCTTCGAATCTTAATCTTGTTTCAGACTCAGCTTTTAAATACCATAAGTATCCAGAAGCTCCATCTTCAGTCGCGATTTCAACCCAACCGATTTGAGCCATATCAGAACCAGATACAACGTACTGATCTCTAATAATAATTGGCGTATTGTTGAACTGAGTAAAAGAAGGCTCTACACTTACTCTAGCAGCTGAATTACCTTGATTAGGTACATCTGCAATAATAGTTCCTTTTGTATAAGCAGAACCATAAACAAACACTTTTAATCCAGCAGCTGCAAAACCTTGAGCAGCTAAAGTAGTTACAGGATCAAAACACTGAACAACAATGTCGTTAGCACCTGTTACAGGATTAGATTCTAAAACAATAGCTTTAGCTTCTAGTCCATTAACTGGATCTAATATAACAACTGTATCATTAACGCTTATTACGTTTTCAGTACCTGCAGGCATTGTTAATCTTGTTGGATTAACTGAACCAGCTGGTGCAACACCAATAGCAGCAATAACCATATTGTCATATGCAATGTGTAATCTATTTTGTTCAGACCAGATTACTTGATCTGAGGTCATTGGCATTTCTGCACCGACCATTCTTAAAAAACCAGACAACGTTCTGTTTCCATAACGCTCTACTTCTTGTTCGTAGACCTCTGGTAAATACTGCTGAGCAAAGTCAGCGAAGTTATCAGGAATACCTGCACCACCACCGTTATTAGTAAACTGTAAATAGTTACTGTTTAAAACTTCTTGTGATTGTGATGGTATTAAACTCCCGAATTGTGGTTGTAAAGTACCCATAATTGTTTAATTTTAAATTAGTTAAACTTTCGTTTTTGAATTTTAAGTTTTGTAGAGTCAGCACCACTAATCGCTTTTACTTTAAATCCGCCTACAAATATATCTTTATTTCCTTCTCTTGCTTTAACATCAGAAAGATTTTTAGATTTATTTACAACTTCTTTAACTGCATCGGCTTTGCCTTGCTCGTAAAAGTGCGTAGCGATTTTATCTACGTTTTCAGCAGCATACATTGCTTTATGATAACCACTCGGGTCTACTACATTGCCATCTGGATCTAGGAACTTCCCTACCAAGTTGGTAATGTTTGATTGGTTTTCTGCAACTTTTTCACGATTCTGTATATTATACTTGTATCTCTTACCAGCAACTTCAAAATCAAAACCTTTGAAATCTTCATTGAATAGTTGTTGAGTACGCTGTTTAAATGTCTCGTGTAGTTGTTCAGCCTGTTCTTGCTGTTTATTGTAACGATTAAAAAAATCCATAGCTTTTTGTTGCTCTTGAGTAACACCTGGACGCAACTTAATTTCGTCATAGTATTTTGCTTTAACTTCTTCTAAATAGTTTTTAGCTTTAGCAACTTCTTCTTTAAATGCTAATTTTTTCTTTCGTATTTCTTTTTCCTCATGTATATCTTCGTCCCATTGATAATCTTCTAAAATAAGATTTATATCTTCTGAATCTAAATGAGGTTTATGTTTTTTGTAATATTCTTTTAATAAAGTTGTTTCATCGACATTGCTATAATCAGCATTAAGTCTTACATAGTCTTCAACTGTTCCACCAGTTTCTTCCATAAAGCTAACAAGTTTTTCTACATTTTCAGGTAATTGTCTCCCTAATACTTGTTCATCTCGTTTAGCTTCTTTTACTTCTGCTTCAACTTTTTTTACTTCTTCTTCTGTAACTTCTTTGATCGGAGAAAACCCTTCAGTAGTCTCGTTGGACTCTTGTACAGGTTCTCCCATCTCTGTGCTATCTCCGGATGGAACTTCCACAGATACCTCCTCTGTTTCTCCGATTTGAATGGCATCGTCTTCTTTTTTAATTTCAACCTTTGTTACATTGTTTTCTACTTCTATCAAAGGTTCTTTTAAACTAACTTTTGTAACATTATCTTTTTCGTTTTGTTTAGATAATTGTTTTACTTTAGGTTTCTTCAATTTGAATTCACCTTCTTGCTTGACCTCAACGGCCGCTTGTTTATCTGACATAATATAATATAATTAAATAATTAATAATTAAAGTGATGGTAACATATCAGTTGTATCCATCTCTACATTTTCATTTTCAAAATTTATTGGTAATGAATCATTTTTTCTTTGCGAAATCATTTCACTTTGTTGAGTTGCTTCCATCTTACTTCTTTTATCTTTACGATCTTCAATAAGTTTTTCTTTAGCACTCATACCTTCTACTTCTACTTTTTTCAACTCCATATCATTTTTATGTTGCATCATCATTTTTTGTTGATCCAACTGAGCTTGTAGTTGCATACGATCTTTTTCAAATTCGCTTTTTGCTTTTTCATATTCAACATTAGCACCTGATATTGCTTGTTGTTTTTGTACTTCCGCCATAGCTGTTTTTTCTGCAGCGGCAGCTTGCGCTTCGCTTTGTGCAGCTATATTAGCTTGTTGATTAGCTTGATCTTGTTTAGCTTTTTGCTTACGTTTAACTTTAAGCATTTGATTAGCTAATTTTAAATTTTTAATACCTCTTAAATCAATAGCATCTTCTACATCTATATTACCAGCTTGTAAAGCAACTTGAATATTTGCCTCTAGTTGTTGTTTTTCTTCTTCATCTGGTTCTAATTCTAAGAAAATACCAAAGTCGTGTAGATTTAAATTAACAACTTCAGACAATGTTTTAATATTATAAGTTGATATAGAGTTTTGTAAAGATGATTTTGTTAATGGAAACTCAAGAGCATCAGCTACTTTTAAGCTAATATTTTCTGCTAATTTAAGGGTTAAATATAAACTAGACTGTACAATATGTCTTGTGGCAACATTAGATGCATTAGCGGCTAACTTCTGTAATCCTACAAGCGTGTTACGATCTGGCAAACTACCATCTCTAGCTTCATTTAGTCCCGTCACGTCTCTAATCATTTGTAAATAATATTGATACGTGCTTATTAAACTGTTAATTTTACCTTGACCAGTTGAAGCGCTTAATTCTTGTATTGGCACTTTACCTGGATTCATATCACCTTCTTGTGTTAATGATCTACCTACAATGCTACCAGTTTGGAAATACATGTTTAATGCTTCCGCAGGATTATAATTAGTACCATTACCAAGATCTACTTCAGCTAAACCGTCCATATCTAAATAAACACCATCTGGCACCATACGTGATATAACCTGTTGTAATTTTAAATGTGTTAGCTGTATCATATCAGCAAAACCTGTACATTTACTTACTAAAGATTCTATTCTACCTTTATAAATTCTTGGTGCACATATAGCATAATTCATTTTTACTTTAGTAGTATCAGCATAAGGTCTTGACATGTTTTTTGCTAACTCCCATTTTAACATTGTATCTGTACCTAAAACTTTAGCACCACTGTATAAAACCTCTATTGATCTACCAACTCTTTCAAACATATCACTTTCAGGTGGATTAAATGTATCTGGTTTTTCAATAGCTTTAACTAATCCTTGATCAGTTTGTTTTATTTTAAATACTTGGTTGTGATAAGTTTTATAATCAAAATATAAAACTTGTACAGTATTTGCATCATAATCACCCCAACCTGTAATATAAGATCTATTACCAGGCATTTCTTGTATTCTTTTTAATTCTTCTTCGCTAATATGAGGAAACTCTTTTTTAAGTTCTGGTATAGTAATAGATTTTAACTCACCAACATAATATATATCTTGAAAATTAGGATCTTCTGTATATGAGTATACCATATAAGCTGGATCAACATAATCTACTGTAATACCTTCAGCCGTATTAAAACTAGTTTTAGCAGCTGCAATACCACAAACTGTTAAATCCATATTTAATCTACGTCTTATTAAATCGTATTTGTTTTGAGCTAATACACTAGATATTGCTTCTTCTTCAGCTATTTCTACACTTTGCTTATAAGATAGCTGCATGTGTAACTCTAACTCTTCAGTTGTTTCTGGAATAATACCAGGATCTGGTGATTGATATAAATCTAATCCTAATACGTTTTTTAAGTTTGCTAAATACTCGTCAGACAACATGTCTTCATAAATTTTAGAAGCATAGCTTGTTCTTTTCTTTATAGACTCAGGGTCTTGAGCATAAGCTTTAATGTCATAAGCTTTTGATGATATACCGTTTACTACTATATCTACAAATTTAGATAATATTGGAACTGGTTTCCAGTCTAAATTTAAATAAGATAAATCACCATTAATAGCTAATTCATCTTTATATTTTTGTATAGATTGTTCACCTCTTGCATAAGATCTTAACATGTGAAAATTATTCCAATTAGTTAAGTATCTATTACCGCTAGTTCTTCCTTGTGAAAACCACTCTTGTTCTATAGCTTGTGCAACTTGCTGGCCATATTTTAAACTAGCTTTTTCTGCGTCACTTACGACTTGACTTGGAAAAGGACTATTAGTATTAGTGTATATATTCATTTAATCTATAATTTTTGATGTAGAACCTTTGTTGTTATATTTTCTTATACCTAAATCTACTGGTTCTAATTTTCTTTTAACCGCTGGAGTATATCTATGCTTGTTGCAAGCCATTAATGCTAAACCAGAGCTAATAGAAGCATCATGTGTTGTTCTGTTGTTTATATTAAATTTAGCCCAGTCTTCTAATGTTCTTTGAAAATACATATCACCATATCCAGTTTCTTTTAATCCTACGAAATGTTCAATATATGTTTCAATAGCAGCTGCATGAGCTTGTTTTATATCTTCACTAGAATTAGGTATACCACCTATTTCTCTTTCTGTAACTGATAATTTATTTCTTCTTTTATCAGGTCTATTCATAGCATAACCTCTATAACCTCTACGTTTAAAATAATAAAGTAATCTAGGTTTATTATTTTCTGCAAGTATGGGCATACCATAAAAAACACAAGCCATTAATACATCTTCAAAAAATATTTCAGCAGTTTGAGGTCTAGCTATATATTCTAAGAAAAAATGATTAGGCGGATGGTTTTCCATACTAAACTTAGTTAAGCCGTGTAAAGATCCATTAGAACCTCTTTTATCTACAGTTCCTGATATATCATATGGATCACAGCCAAAAGCTCCCATATGTTCATTACCTGGATAATTTACACCATTTTTATTATATCTTCTATTTTGTAAAGATATATCTGGTATCCATGTAACATAAAATCTTCCGTTATTATTTGGAATAAAAATAACTTTTGTATCTTGTTCACCATTTTCCCACTGAAAATTACCTTGAGTTACGTTTATGCTATTTTTTAAATCTTCATTAAAATCTATTTGTTCATAAATTTTAGTTAGATTAAATAAAGACTGTTTTGATTCATCTCTAAAAGCATGCTTAGTAGTTCTTGGAAATTGTCTATAAAATTCATTTAAACCATCTTGATCGCCTTTTAATCCTTCTACTTCATTATCCCAATATTCTATTACGCCTTGTGTAATTTTAACGCCATGTGGGTCTTCAGCTGGTTTTGCTGGTGTATTGAATACAGGTAATCCATAAGAATCAATGTATCCTTCGTAATTCCATTCCATAGGTATGAACAGACTATATAATCCCGAACGAGTCTGTCCGTTGCTGTTTCTTTTTGTAACGTCTGAATCATCGTATAGTTTCTTAAAATTTCTACCTCCTTTATCTAACGCATTAGATGTTGAACCCATCATGCATTTACCAATAATTCTACTACCTAATCGTAACGTGGTTTTCGTGACCCTCCAGTTGTTGAGGATGTTGTTGGGCTTTTCCCACTTGCCCGACTCGTCGTGAACGAGAAGTTTGAGTTTCTCACCGTCGTAGGAGTTATCACCGGTATTTTTCCAGTCGATGGTGGTGTCAAGACCCTGTAATTCGTCTTGTAAGGTTTCGTCAGCGGAGGCGGTGAGCTTACGACGGGTGTACTTGGTTGCGGGGACACGGTAGGCAAGCTCGGTCTTTGGACGGTCCATTCCGTCCTGGGTCGGTTTGAAAAAGAAGGGATAATTAACTGATATGGGTACCACCTTATCTGTGAACATCTTCTTG